GGCTAAGAAATTTGAGGAGATCGTAAATGGAAAAACTAGACGCCTTATTATTAATATGCCTCCTCGTCATACTAAGTCTGAGTTTGCCTCCTTTCTTCTTCCTGCCTGGTTTTTAGGAAAGTACCCTGATAAAAAGATTATTCAGTGTTCTAATACTGCGGAATTGGCGGTCGGCTTTGGACGTAAGGTCAGGAACTTAGTGGGTTCAGAGGTTTACTCCACAGTCTTTCCCAACGTAGGACTGAAGCAGGACTCCAAAGCAGCGGGGCGCTGGAGTACTAATCATGGCGGGGAGTATTTTGCGATCGGGGTCGGGGGTACGGTAACAGGTAAAGGTGCGGATTTACTAATTATTGACGATCCACACTCAGAACAAGAGGCTGCAATAGCGGCAACAAACCCAGAAATCTACGATAAAGTCTTTGAGTGGTACTCTTCGGGTCCTCGTCAGCGTCTCCAACCTGGTGGAAGCATCGTTGTTGTTATGACACGCTGGGCAAAACGGGATTTAACGGGAAGAATCGTCAAGAGTTGGATCGATAAAGACGGGGAAGAGTGGGAAATCATCGACTTTCCAGCAATTCTCCCCTCTGGAAACCCATTATGGCCCGAATTTTGGAGCTTAGAAGAGCTAGAAGCCCTAAGACTAGAGCTTCCGCTGTCAAAATGGAACGCCCAATACCAGCAACAGCCTACTTCGGAAGAAGGAGCCATCGTAAAACGGGAGTGGTGGAAGCTATGGACAGATGAAAGACCGCCAAAATGTAATTTTGTGATTCAGTCGTGGGATACCGCCTTCACAAAGAACGAAAGAAGCGACTACTCAGCCTGTACGACTTGGGGCGTCTTTTATATGAACGATAATGAGAGCGATCCCAACGTTATTTTGCTAGATGCGTTCAAAGAACGGATGGAATTCCCAGAACTAAAGGAGCGGGCGTACCAATATTATATGGAATGGGAGCCAGACGCCTTCGTTGTGGAGGCAAAAGCAGCAGGTTCCCCACTAATATATGAATTAAGACAGCGTGGAATACCAGTTCAAGAGTTTACTCCCACTAGGGGTAATGATAAGATAGCTCGTATTAATTCTGTGTCAGATCTGTTTGCGTCTGGGAAAGTGTGGGCGCCAGCAAAACGATGGGCGGAAGAAGTAATAGAAGAGATGGCAGCTTTTCCTAATTCAGAACACGATGACTTAGTGGACTCTAGTACACAGGCGTTAATTCGTTTTAGAAAAGGCGGATTTATTCGTTTACAAACAGATGAACCAGACGAACCTATTTTATTTAGGCGTAAAGCAGCATATTACTAAGGAATATCATGATTGAGAAAAGTCTGTACCAAGCCCCAGTAGGGATTGATTCTATACCTACAGAACCTGATATCGAGATTGAGATCGAAGACCCAGAGTCAGTCAAAATTGGGATTGACGGCATGGAGATTGAGATTGAACCTGCCGAACCTTCAGACAAAGATTTTGACGCCAACCTTGCGGAGTATATGTCCGAAGGTGAGTTAACAGAAATTGCTGGTGATTTACTTGGAGACTTTGAAGACGATATCTCAGCCCGCAAGGACTGGATTCAGACCTATGTAGACGGACTTGAGTTGTTGGGTATGAAGATTGAAGAACGCTCCGAGCCTTGGGAAGGAGCCTGTGGTGTATATCACCCCCTCCTATCCGAAGCACTTGTTAAGTTCCAAGCCGAAACAATCATGGAGACTTTCCCAGCAGCGGGTCCTGTTAAGACTTTAATTGTTGGTAAAGAAACTCAAGAAAAGAAAGACGCTGCCCAGCGAGTTCAAGATGATATGAACTATCAGCTGACAGACGTTATGACGGAGTATCGCCCTGAACACGAAAGAATGATTTGGGGATTAGGACTCTCAGGTAACGCTTTTAAGAAAGTTTACTTTGACCCCGCCTTAGACCGCCAAGTGTCAATGTTTATCCCTGCCGAGGACATTGTTGTTCCTTATGGAGCTTCTAGTCTAGAGCAGTCCCCCCGTGTGACTCATGTCATGCGAAAGACTGAGAATGAAGTCAAGAGACTTCAGTTTGCAGGCTTTTACAGGGATGTAGATTTAGAGGAGCCTAGTGGAGCCTTAGATGAAGTTGAGAAGAAAATTGCTGAAAAAATGGGTTTTCGGGCAACTTCAGACGACCGCTACAAACTTTTGGAGATGCACGTAGACCTAGACCTTCCAGGCTACGAAGACGAAGAAGACGGAGAAAAGACAGGAATCGCTCTTCCGTATGTCGTAACGATTGAAAAGGGTACACAGACTATTCTGTCTATCCGTAGAAATTGGAGACCCGAAGATGATACTCATCAAAAAAGGAATCACTTTGTCCATTATGGATATGTTCCAGGCTTTGGTTTTTATTGTTTTGGGCTTATCCACCTTGTCGGCGCTTTTGCTAAGTCTGGTACTTCTCTTATCAGACAGCTTGTGGACGCAGGCACATTATCGAATCTGCCAGGTGGCTTTAAAACCAGAGGTCTGCGAGTTAAGGGAGACGATACCCCGATTGCCCCAGGTGAATTTAGAGACGTAGATGTTCCTAGCGGAGCCATTAAAGATAACTTAATGACTCTTCCTTACAAGGAACCCAGTCAGGTTCTGTATTCCCTCCTAGGTACGATTGTCGAAGAAGGTCGCAGATTCGCTTCCGCAGGCGATATGAAGATTGCGGATATGTCTGCAAACGCCCCAGTCGGTACAACTTTGGCAATTTTAGAGCGTACCCTAAAGGTCATGTCTGCGGTGCAATCCCGTATTCATTACTCGATGAAGCAGGAGTTAAAGCTTTTAAAAGAGATCATTCGAGATTACACCCCAGAAGAATATGACTATGAACCTGAAGAAGGCAGCCCTCGTGCAAAACAGTCGGATTATGACTTGGTCACGGTCATTCCTGTCAGTGATCCTAATGCAGCAACGATGGCGCAAAAGATTGTTCAGTACCAAGCAGTTCTCCAGCTGGCTCAAGGGGCGCCGCAGATTTATAACCTGCCGCAGTTACACCGCCAGATGCTAGATGTGTTGGGAATTCGCAACGCCCAGAAGCTTATACCGTTGGAAGATGACAAAAAGCCCAAAGATCCAGTTACGGAAAACATGGATGTCTTAACTATGAAGCCACTAAAGGCATTCATATATCAAGACCATGAAGCTCACATCATTACCCATACGAACTTTATGAAGGATCCATTAACGGCTCAAATTATTGGACAAAACCCACAGGCGCAGATGATGGCGGCAGCCCTAAATGCCCATATAGCTGAACACTTTGGATTTAAGTACCGCCAGATGATGGAACAGCAATTAGGAGCGCCATTACCGTACCTCAAGGATGATGACGAAACCATCCCAGAGGACTATGAAGTCCAGCTTTCTAGATTGGTAGCTCAAGCTTCTGCCCAACTTCTCCAGCAGAATCAAGCTCAGATGGCTCAACAACAAGCACAGCAACAGGCTCAGGATCCTATTATCCAAATGCAACAGCAAGAACTCCAGATTAAGGCACAGGATGTACAGAGAAAAGCCCAGAAAGATCAGGCAGATATCCAACTCAAACAAGAGCAACTCAATGTTGAGAGAGATAGGATTGCCGCTCAAGTTGAAATTGAGGGAAATAAATTAGGAGTAAAAGTGGCTGCTGATAAGGACAAGCTGGATCGTTCTAGTGAATTAGAGGCAACCAGAATGGGTATTGATATTGCTAAATCAAGGAATAAACAATGACAGAAATTGACGTTTTAATGGGTCAGATAGACGAAAAAGCTGACCAATTAAAGAATGCTGTAGTGGTTGGCAATATGGATCACGTACAGTATCAACGAGTTTGCGGAGAGATTCGAGGTCTGCTCACAGCAAAGGGTTACATATTAGACCTCAAAGACAAAATGGAGAAAATGAATGACTGAATTACTAATCGGATCGACCACCGATGATGTAAACGATATTACCGTATTGCCTGAGACGGACGAAGAGAAGGCAAAACAACTACCTAAACCATCTGGATACCGCATTCTATGTGCTATTCCTGAAGTGGAGCGGGAGTATGAAGGCGGCATCATAAAGACAGACGAAGCTGTCCGATTTGATGAACTTTTAACAACAGTCCTATTTGTAGTGGATTTAGGACCTGATTGCTATAAAGACAAAGACCGTTTTCCCAGTGGACCTTGGTGCAAAAAAGGAGATTTTATCCTTGTACGCCCCAACGCTGGAACTCGTTTAGTAATTCATGGGCGTGAATTCCGCATCATC